CCTTCTGTAGTAATCTGATTAAGTAACGCTAGTAGAGTTTGGCTAGGCTCTTTATATGGTAGCGGCATGATGTTGTCACGTATGCTACCTGATGGTACATCTACGTCTTTAAACTCACCCGGCTCGATAGGCTCATCATCACCTTTGATGCGTAAACCACGTGATTTTAGACCGCCCGGAAGGTTAGATAGTGTACCAGCGTCCACCAATTGACGTATAAGCGACGTTCCTGCTTTAGCGTACCCACCTATTATATGTATCAGCCCAAGGCCGTAGAAGCCAAATCCGGGCACATATACGTAATGTACAAAATGTTGACGCTTACGTTCTAACTCATCACCCTCTTCATAATTACGTCTAATAGATAGTAATTCGCCTGTACTACGCTCTAGAGTAACCACGTATGGTTTAGCTAGGTCTTCTTCGTCATCAATACCATCAATAACTAGGTTTGCGTGAATCTCATACAAGGTATAGCGATCATCGCTATTCATCTCAAAGCCAGCTTCTTCAGCTTTACGCTCTTCAATATCAGTTTGATATGGTGCTGGGTCGTCCATATCCTTGTCTGCATAGAACCCATTTGCCTGTAGTCTACGCACTTCATTCTTAGTCTTACGCATTACATGAGTAACACGTTCTGCTTCTTCTATGTTAGACGCTCCATAAGGCACTATAACGTCTTCTGCTGGGATATAGATAGCGCATTGGCGATCTAGGTTAGGGTCGAAGTAAACCTTCTTAAACGCCGATCCTGCAAGTCCTAGGCTATATAACATACGCTCATGTTCAGGACGATACTCCACCATACGATCTGTTAACTCGTAGTTCATGTCCGCACGTACGCGTTCACCTGCTTCTTCTTTCTCTTTTGTTTCTTTACCTAGAAGTTTTACTTTTACTGGGCCTTGTGCAGGAAATGTCTCTGCCATAGCTTCTGCTTGGAATCTAATAGCTGCTTCTGCCAATACAGTAGAGTGTACCCCGCAAGCTCCTTCCCACGGTGCGGTACGCTCCTCATACTTAAATCCAAGGATGTCCAGTCCTTTTACATAAGTATCAGCCCAGTCCTTACGGCTCTGTATGTCGGATTCTACTAACCCTATTAGTTCATCAGTTAGGATTTGCTGCTCTCTGTCATCTAGCATATCAACTAGATTACCGTCAAAATCCATCATTTCATCGGCTTCATCCCCCGGCATGAGGATTATCTCTGCGCTGCCGTCATCTAATATAACTGCGTCAGGGTTTACAATTTCTATCTCTAAACCTTCTTCTTTGTTTAGATCTTCGCCTTGCGGAGCTTCCGTCATCAAACTTTTCTCAATAGCCATCTCTTAACCTCTAATAATATCCGACACTTCGTCTTTGGAAGTATTTTATCTCATCTGGCTCATCTGAAGGTAGCCGTATAAATCCGCCCTGCCTAAATCGCATAAGCGCCATAATTGTAGAATCCACCAAGTCATCATTACTCATAAATGGGAATCCCGCTATTTCTTCTATAACTTCTTCTGCCCATCGCGTCTGTGGTACCCAAACAAGTTCAGATGCAATAATATCAGATACAGAATTTAATCTCGCTAGTTTATCACCAGATCCACGGTGAGGGGTATATTCTTGTATAACAAGTCCCATTCTCCGCATTTCTTGATACAATGCAACACCTGAACTCTTTTTCTCTACAATAAACGCATCAGGCTCCCACATACTATACTGTTCCATAGCTAATTCTTTTAACTCAGGAAACTCTAAACGCTCTTTTATACTATTCAATAGTATGATGTTATGTGCATTTGTTTCTTCATTGAAGAATACACCCCAAGTAGTCAGCGCAGTAAAGTCAGCTCTGTTGTGTTTTTCGGCTGCGGAGTCAAGTGACATAATAATATACTCACACATAGGAGGATTTTCTTTCTCCCATATCTGCCACCACTCTCTCTTTACAATAGCCGCTTCTTCTGCTGTTGGCTGTTGCTGATATTGTGCATTCCATTGGAACAAAGGCATTGACGCTTTTGTACGTTCCAACGCAGCTAAATCAAAAAACTCAGGCCACAACGGTTTCTCTATAAGTTCTTCACTTTCCTTATCTTTTACTTCAATAATTGCAGGAAACTCCACAACTTCATACTGGTCAGATTTATCATTCTGACTCATATCCTTAACTACACGACCTGTTAGATCATCCATGTGCCACCTAGTTTGGATAATTGCTACCCTACCACCGGGCATCAAACGTGTACGAGCACCAAATGTAAACCATTCGTACGCTTTCTCAAACACACTAAAGTTACCATTAATAACATCTTGCTCAGAATGTGGGTCATCTACCAATAATAGGTGTGCACCACGACCAGCTAGTGCCGATCCTACACCACATGCGTAGTATTCACCGCCCATATTGGTGTTCCAACGCCCTGCAGACTTAGAATCTGTAGCTAATTGTACTGTAGGAAATATGTCCTTATAGTCCTGTAAACCAAGCAAATTACGCACTTTTCGACCAAAATCTACCGCTAAATCGGTAGTATGTGACACCATCATCACTTTTTTGTCTGGATTTCGACCTAAAAACCATGCTGGGAAGAAAATTGACACTAATTGAGACTTTCCGTGCCTAGGAGGGATGTTTACACATGCCCGATCCTTACTTCCATCCTCTAAACCCATCAACATGTCCGCCAAAATACGGTGATGTTTACCTACAATGAAGTCAGGCATCATTCTTTTGCAAAATTCTATCAAATCATCGTACGCTGCCTTGTTTTTCCGACGATTTGCTAGCTCATCCACCATTTTTTCAATCTCTACCACCTCTGTTTCGGTAAATTCGTCTAGATTGTCCAACATTTGCTGGATGTCTTCTTGTGTGAAATCACTCATCTACCGACTCCGCGTCGATTACGACTACGTCGTCATCAACTTCAGGCGGATTTACGAGTTTTTCTAGCTTTTTTCGGAGGTTTTTCTTCAAATCATCTGTTGATTGGTGTGTAACTGTCACTTCTGACTTCTCAGCAAACAGTCCTACATCAGAAATTTTACCCAATAACTCCAACGCACGTAGCCTTATCTTAGCATCAGGGTTTTCTGTCTCTAAAATCAACTTGTTTGTTATCATGTGACGCACTGAGGTAGCAGATTCGACAACAGAACGGCCAAATTCACTCAAAATATTACTTGTAAGTACCAAAGATGCCGGTGTCAGCTCTGCAACACGCGCTTTTGTGGCTTTTTTGGATGTTTTTTCAGGATCTTCTGCGTATGACATGGTCAACATGCTCGCTACAGCCTCATCTTCAGCCGTCGGAGTCAGATCTAGACCTTCTTTTTCTAATTCTTTTGCCGTTACGGTAGCAGCCCGCGCACGCACAGACAAATCCACGTTTGGATCATCGTCATACACTGGTACGCCATTCTCTGGCTCGAGCTTTATTGTCATATTTTAGTCGCAGGTTATTAACCGTAGGTGTATATATACCAAAAAGTTATAAGAAGTACAAGTCATTACCAAAAATCATGCGAAATATAAACAATATGTATTAGAGTATATATTGTAATAGGTATATAATAGCGGCATTCCCAAAACCCATTACCAACTGGAGGTATTATGTATCCGGATATGTTCCTATTGTCTGCTTGTTTAGTAACTAGTTTAGGACTTGTTTGCATTTACTTTGAAGATGATCTTCCCTTTTAAAGGATCTAAGTAGACTCACGCCTTCTAATTCTTCTTCCCTTGTAAAATCCGAGGCGGTTAACCGTAGCTGTGTCTTTCCTTCTAGCTCCTCAACAGGTTTTACAATCATACGTTCTATATCTAATGCTACAAATACATAGAAATCTGCTACATGATCTGCTCTTAGGTTATATGCGTAGCCCGAAAAGTTTGGTCTTTTGTTATGCTGATTGAAATGGCAGATGTTTGATGATTTGACTTGAACTGTGAATAACGAATTGTCTAACGATTGGCACCACAAGTCTATGCCGGAACGATCTACATGGTGGCACTCTATACCATATTTTTCTAATTTATATATGGCAAAGAACTCACCTACACGTCCGACGTGACTCGATTCTCCTTCGACTAACTTTTGCCCCATACGTTCCTTATACACTTATGGATCAGTTTTCAAAAGTAACACACAAAAAATTTTTTGCCTAGCCTTTTTTAAACAAGGTGGGGGGTTTCAGAAAAATACGATTTATTTGAGTAAATTGGTATTACTAGATAGATGGGACTCCAAAATGACGAAACGGGGGGTGGGGGGTCAATTAGTTCTACAGTGTAGAACTTTGTAATCTTGTGTAAGATAGTGAAAGAAAGTGTTGACTTTATACGTCCTAATGTATTACTATATAAACAAGTCAGAGCAATAACGCACTGGCTACTAACTAAAGGATATTTGATGATATGAATAACTTAATCACTAGCGCTGAGAAAACAGCCTTGTCAAACTACGCGAAGACTGATAGCAAAGCTAAGAAAACTTTGGCGAGCATCATTCTTGAAATTCATCAGACCCATAAAGCTACAGACTTTAGGTCGCCAAAGTCTAAGCAGTACACTAGCACTGCATCGCCTGAGCAATACGAGGCGCGACGCGATGCGCTAGCGTTCGGACTAGGCGCTGAGTCTTACAAGCTATACAGTGCACCGAAGTCAGTAGCCAAAGAATGGGACGACACCAAAAAAGCCAAGCGCAAATCGGTGCAACAAGATGTTGGTACTTACATCGACCGAATCGCTAACAAGCTAGACGAGTTAGAAAATCCTAACAAGGAAAAAGCGCCAAGCGCACCAGTTAGCGACATCGTCAAAATGCGCGAGGCTATCAACAAGGCGCTCAAGATTGCAGAGAAAGACGACAATCCTGAGTATGATGTAGTCGCGCTATCCAAAGCGCTCAACGATGCTCAACGCATCTTATCGGTAAGAGTCACCAAGTAAACCAACCCACCAACAGAGCCACCCTTCGGGGTGGCTTTTTTTTGCCTCAAAGTTCTACATTGTAGAACTTTTATTTTTTTCTTTTGATACC